TGTAATTGAAATTTACCTTGTGCGTATTTTGCCATTATGGTAGTATAGTTCTAGTGATCATCGGACTAGTTGTTGGTTTTGTTTTAATACCGATTGTACTAGTAGCAACTCTATTGAAGTTTAAAAACGCTGCCAAATAATTGTTTAGTTGGCCTGGAGTTAATTTTTGGAATTCTGATAATACTGTTAATGGGTCAAGATTTTGTGCCTGTGCTGTATAAACTACGGTAGCAGCAAGAGCTTGGCCAGACGCGGCATTACCAGTATATTGTTCAAAATATGCAATAATAGCATCATTGGCATTTGCGCTGATTGCAAAAGTACCTTGGAAGAAATTGTTAAAGTATTGATTAACATTATTCTGACTACCAGATAAGTCTGGTGCCTGTATGTTGGTTGCTGTTGAAATTTGTTGTGCCATTATTAACCTCCACCGTTGGCCCAACCGGCCAAGTTGGATGCATCAACTGACCCATCGGGATTAAATGTTGCTTGAGTAGCTGTTAACGAATTAATTTCGTCTGACACAGAATTATATGCGTCGCCGATTGCAGTTGACAACGATTTAACACCAGATGCAATCCCCGATTCTAACCCAGATGCGGCTGTTGCTAATCCGCCTGTAATTCCTGCGGCAGCAACTGCACCACCTCCTGCAGATAATCCGTTTATAGATTGTGTTACTGCGTTCATTACACCAGTTTTTGCCATATTCTCTACTGTGGCAAGAGCAGCCTTGGGATTTTGTATTGCGGCTGTTGCCATACTTAACAAGCCTTGCGCTGAACCCAGCTGTCCTGCTGCAAGGGTGCCCGCGCCAAGACCGCCAAGTAAACTGCCAAGTGCAGGTAAAGCAAATCCGCCTGCGTTGGTTAATGCTGTTGCGGCCGACCCAAGTAATCCTGCTGCTACTGTAGCAAAACTAGTAGAAGCATTTAATGCTCCGGTGTTGGGGTAAGCAACAACTGATCCACCCGACGTTGTTAAATTATAATCAGCCAAGTCGGTCACAGTCTGCGGTGCGGCTGTATATCCACCACGTCCGTCGGACACAATATCAACGCCTGCTGCAGGAGCAATTGGACTTGGTGTATTGTCGTAATGCAAATCAATGAAGCCGCCTGCGGTATTTGTAGTTGTGTATCCTGTTTGATATTTGACAGTTTCGTACGAAATACTCATCTGGTGATTCATAAACTCCTGCGACCCGTTGTCGTGATCACCGTGTTTAAAACTAGTAATAATAGGATTAATTAATTCGTACTCGCTAAAATTCTTTTGGTATAAACTATAAATTCTTATAGCATTAATATATTGATACTGTTGATAAGCATTTTGTGAATTGTAACTAGCAACCGGACGAGGTGTATAACCCCATTCAAAGCTAGGACGCTCTTGATACTTGCTAATTATTCCGTAGGTGGCATCTGCATAATCACTATCACGATAAAAGAAGCTATAGTAATCATACCAAAAGCTTCTTACGTTGTCTGCTTGGTCATCATGGAATGTAATGTTGACAGGATCGTAGTTAATTTTGTTTTGTACAATGTTCTTACGATTGTAAGCATTATGTATTTTTGTATCAATTGTAAATTTTGGTAAGCTAACACTTTTAACAATCATACCTAGCTCTTGAGCAGTAAGATTGCTTACGTTACTGATCTGCGGATTAAAGTCAAATTCCACATAGAATAGATAACCCATCTTAGGACTAAGTCTATAATTTCCATCAACAAAGATTCTACTTGCGTGTTGGTAATTACGAACATTGACTATGCCAGTTGAACCATCATCTAATGTTGTTGTTGTCTTAGATGGTTGTAGATACTTGTTAATCGAAGTAGCCGGTCCGTTAAGAGAGTTTGGGTTTGCAGGTGTTGCCATATATAATATTTATCCAATAAAAAACCCGGAGGATTAAGTCCGGGTTTTTAGTGAGTTAAATTAAATTAACCAGTGATTGTTGAGCCAGTTGTTTGTGAAGTAACTGTAGTTCCAACGCCGCCGCCAATAGTCTGGATAGCATTGTCAAATCTAATAGTTAATGCAATTTGAACTGCGTCATTACTGCTGTATGCCATATCACCGTAGTCAACTGAACTTAAAAAGCAACCATCCAATTCCCACGATTCAAGAATATTAGGAGTTGTTGTACCATTGCCGCCATCAAGTATATCATAAGTTAACTGGAACTTATAATCAATACCGCTTGGTGCACTTGATTGCTCTAGGAAGTCAAATTGTTTCTGGATCTGCTGACCAACTTGTGTGTTAACTGCACCAGTAACATCATCACGTAGATTGATTGTTGTTTCATCCCATTCAGGTTTACCTTGGAAGTAGACCTTTGAGTTGTAAACATCAAGTGTAACCGGAGTAAATTTAACGCTCGGGCGCTTGATATCAACTACTTGTTTTGTTAACTCTGTGTTGTTAGCAACACCAAAGTTTGTAAAAGTAGCACGGAAGCGATACTTTAATTTTGGCATTAGCAAGGTGCCGCTAGTTGCGCCACCTGCTAAAGGTACTGTAAAATTACTTAATGAAGCCATATTATTCTCCTATACTCTTATTTATCTATTAAGTTGATGATGCGCCAAGTGCTTTAATTGAGCCAGGATTGTAAATTGCGATTGGAATGTAAATAAATTCTACATCGCGGATTGGTTCAATAGCAACGTCCACATACAACTGATCATTAGAGATTGTAAATGGTGTATTGTTACTTGTATCACAGATTACCAAGAAGTCATACAATCCACGTAGTGCTAGGATGTTGTTAAGAGCAAGTTCAAATTCTCTTGCAATAGATTTTCTTGTAATTTGATCATTTGGTTCAAACAAGTAACCAGTACTGATACTTGCAAAGATTGTACGTAAGTAGTTTTCTAAACGAGCAACGTTGACACGACTTTGTGCAGATGATGTTCCACTGCGTGTTTGTTGAGCAAACACTACAAGTCCTACGTTAGGTAGTTGTGTAATAACGTTTACATTTAGTCCAAACAATGCATCACGTAGACCTTGGTTAATACCGTTGTGTACAAACCCACCGGATACTGAATCAATGTAACCAATGTCACTTAGGTTGTCAACTAAACCACGCTTAGTACCTGCTGGAGCAAACCATGGGTAAGCAACTTGGTCATTGTACAAGAAAGTACGTAGTACTGCGTGACTTGCTGGAACAACAACTTGATTACCTGCTAAGTCGTTTGTTAAACCAGCTGGGTAGTAAACACCTAGGTATGGACTTGCAATTTGTGGCAAACCGCCGCCCATTGTGTTATCAAAGTAGTTAGTCAAGTCAATTGTGTTTGGTGCTAGGTCCATTGGAGCATCAGCAATAACGAATGCTGTAGCACCACGGTTATCATTTAATGTAACCATGTCTGGAATTAGCTCTGGGTAACCAGGAGCACAAATCAAGTTGAAGTTGTATACTGGACTTAGAACATCTAAGTTACTGCTAACAGCAGCTTCCATTGCATCAACAACCATTTGGCGTTGAGCCATTGAACCAGCGTTCATTACTTCTTGTTCGTTTAATCCACTTGCTGTAACCCATGCATCTTTAATAGTTGGTAAACTACTTGATGCACCAGGAACTGTTGGTAAATTAGGGAAACTTGTAGCGTTGAAATAACCAGGAACAAATTTCTTAACATTGTAACCACTGCGACGCATGTTGAACAGTAATGTTCCGCGAGCATATAGACGATAGTCCGGAGCATCTTGATCAATATAGTTACTTGTTAACAAGGTTGTAATACTTGGAAGTGCACCAGCAACTACATCAGTAGTGCCTGTACTATCCCAACGTGCATCAGCAAAAATAATACCGTTTGCACTCACGTGGTCTGTGTTGTCAATAGCTACCCATGCACGACCGTTATAACGATATAGACTTGGGAAGTTAGCTAGGTCGCCGCTGTCTAACCATAAATCGCCAGCAACTAAAGGTGTGCTGTCAGTTTGTGTAGCAGGCGGAACTGTTGCAGTAACAATAACGCCTTCTGGGTCAGTGTTACCTAAGTTATAACCACGAACATCACTGGATACGTTTTTGTAGCCATACCAACCATTGCCGTTGTTGATCATAATATCAACATCTGCTGGCTCACTGTAATACCAGAAAGTACCGGTTGCTGGAGCAGCGTAAGGTGCACTAGCTTGATAATTGATGTTGCTTGTTATGTTAGTAATGTTAGTAATAATAACTTGGCCAGTAGTTGTACGGATAGTAAATCCTGATCCTTGGCCGGCCACAAAACCTGCTGCTGTTAGCGGAGTTCCAGTTACGTTAGTAAGAATAATTTGACCATCTGCTGTATGACTAATACTAATAGTACCGTTGGCATTTACACTGGCAGTAACATAAGGGATGTTTGCTGCTAGTAAATCACTAACAAAACTTGTCGCTGTAGTACTTGACAATGTAATTGTTGTTGTAGTAAATCCGGCTGTACCAGGTGTTGTTGATTGCACAGTATAGCTATTACCAGATGTAAATGTACTAGGTGTACCGCCAGTGCCTATAACAGGTTGGCCAGTAAATGGAGTAAATTTAAAATTGTTTGCAGTAGTATCAGAAAGACTAAACTGAGCAAAAGTTGTACCAGCTGGTATATTTACGCCACCGCCCACTGGATCTTCGGCATTGGTTGCAATAGTAGCAGTACCGTACATTGGTACATTAACTGGAACAAATGAACCAGATGCTGCACTATACTGAGTTAATACTGGATTAAAGCCTTGACCAGTACTAGTTGTTTTCCACCAGATACTTCCACTTGGACGTGGTTGTGTATCAGTTGAATACCAGCCACCAGTTGGGGCTTGAGCAAACGAACCGTAGAACAAGTATGGGCAATAGTATGATCCAACTGTAATTCCACAGTTTGCCAATGGAGTATTAGTACCATCAGTTAAAGTAATCTTACCGTTTGCTGAACCACCAGTACTTGCAGCGGCACTAGTTGCAAACAATTCTAATTGTCCACCAACTGCCGCGGCACTAACACCAGGAATGTTAGCAGAATTAATACTTGCTGCTAATGCTGCCACGGTAGTAGTTGAGCTTGTAGTTACTGTAATAGTGTTGATAGTTAATGTACTACTTGCTGTAATAGTTGGATTCTTAATAGTTCCAGTTACTACAGGTAAAGAATTTTGCCAGTTAGCAGAACCAACTTGTACCCAAGTATTGTTTAAACCAACGCTGTTAGCACTAGCTTTATAAAATAAACGGATAATAGTTGGGATTGTGCCGTCTGTATTAACTAATACCATTGCATATTGTCCAACATTACCAACTGAAGCAATTGGTGTTGGTACGTTGTATGCAAAGTTATTGTCGTTGTATACTTGAGCAGCATTAGTAATACTCAACGGAGTTACTGAGCTGAATGTATTTGTTGTGGCGTTAAGAACGTTGATACCCCAAACTGTGTTGATAGTATCTAACCAGTATGTTCCGTCAGCTGGTGGGCTGTCCGGGCGAACACTAGTTCCGATCAACTGGTCTAAGTCAATATCGGCACGAATAGCAAATAACTGATTACTTAGGCCTAATGCGCTATATGCTGTCATTAAACCGTATTCGTTAATTTCACTACCGTTAATTGGTGTACCAGAAGAACTAATCTGGAAAGTTGGTGTGCCCATTTGTGTTACTAGGTCACGTTGACCGCTGAACGCTAATAACTTACCTGCGTTAGCCTTACTTGTACCTGTAGCAGGAGCACCGTTGTATGTCTTGTCTTGTGCTGTTGCTAAAATTACTAGTGGTACTGAGCCTACGTTAGCATTAACGTATTGACTTTGATCGTTTATGGAAATCGAAATTCCTGGGGATACTAGTGCCATGGTTATATTCCTTTAAAATACATGTTACAGTTATTTATTATAAAGGTATAAAATGTGGCGGTTATAGGTGCCTTGGCAAAGGTTTGTGTGTTTAAATGGTGCTAAATACAGTATGTCTACCAGAGAACTATGCCCTTCGTGTCACACCAACCCTGTTGCCGTCAACTATAAACGTGATGGCATAACACATTACAGAAAACTATGTTCTAGTTGTATAAGGAAGGGAAAGAAGTTAAAGCCAAACCCACCAGCATGGCAACGTTCGGGTTACAAAAAAACCGACCGGTGTGAGAAATGCAATTTTAAGTTTACGTTGGCTAGTCAAAGCATAGTATTTCACGTAGACGGCAACTTAAAGAATAACAACTGGACTAATTTAAAAACAATATGCTTAAACTGCCAGCAAGAAGTATTTAAAAGTAGGCTTGGATGGAAACCCGCTACTATAGTACCAGATTTTTAATGTTGGTGTACAATTCGTCAATGGTACCGTTGTTTTCAATCACTATATCAAACTCTGTGCCTACCCAGGCAGTTTCACTAACGTGAATACCCAAGTCATCAAGCATCTGACGTGCAATAGGAGCTTCTCCCGAGTTTGCATTTTTAGCCAAGTGGTACCAGGTTGGTAATGGCCCACGCTTGACCCATACAATTTTACCGCCTGTATTACGAATACTTTGGATTTCATTGGGAAAACGCACATCACTAATAACAGTATCGTCACTACGACGTGCTAGGCGTGCTTCCAGAGCAGCAATCCAAATATCATCATGGAATGCCTTGCGACATACTTCTGTGCCCCAGTATTGTAGTACCCAACGTGGAGTTAAGTTGGGCATATTTAATCTAGTGGCCCACCATGCATCCACTTGTTCGCGCCAAGCACGAGCTTCCGGAGTTCGTCCTTCTAGCAGTTCTCGATCCCACCCAAATACTGCTGCCACTGCATCTTTAAGTGTGCCAGCAAAACTATCACGACGGTATCCTTCAAAGCCAACCAAGTAGTCAGCAATAGTGTCTTTACCCGAACCAATAAACCCGCAAACGCCAATGATCATAAAAATGCTCCATGTTATAGGAGCATTATTACATACTTAATGGGTTAAGTCAACTATCCCATTAACCAAGTCAGTGGTTGCGAGCCATCAACATACATTCTTAGGTCGTCTTCGAGTTTTTCCATTTCGGTTGCAGCTTCTTGTTTAAGAGCATCACCGTTTAATGCTGATCCGCCCTGCGGTCCAGCAATTTGACTAAACTTACTACGTGCTTCCCCTAGTATGCGCTTACAAAAGCTGTAGGCATATTCTTGAATCCACGGAAAAGCAAATGTATCATTAAAAATCATTTGGTCTGGTTTGTCATTAAAGATCCATAACAACACAGATTCAATTTCGTGTAGGTCTGGATTAGCGCCTTGCCACGGCATTTTGCGAGCAATAACTAGTCGCTTGGTAACTGGATTAAATGTAAAGTTAATGTGGCCACCAAACATTACCATTGTTAATTTTTGATAGTCAACAAATAATTCGTAGTTGGTTAATCCACCAACACGACCCGCAGTCAACATGTATGTGTTTAAATAACCCGAACTGAATGGTTCAAATTGACTAGCAGAAGTATTACCAATGCCGCGACGGAAGATTTGGCGAATGCCTCTAATTTCTTTTGGTAATATGTATTCTTGTGTTTCTGGGAGCAGTTGCAAACTACAGTAACTTTCTTCTGTAGCGTTTTGTGCTTTTTGACGGTACTTGATCAGAGCTTGATTGATGCCCATTTCGTAGTGTTCGTTTTCTAATTCAACGTCAACAATGCCATCGCCTAAACGCATACGAATATAGTCTATAATGCTGGCTCGCATACTGTCAGTTGTATTACCAAACTGCCAATTTGGATCTTGAACTCCAGGATTTGTTATTGTTGGATTACCGGAGAATGCAATTTCACCTGCACCTGTTCCGGTTGCTGGGTTGTACAAGCTAGCCGTAATTACATTATTATTGGCATCAAACCCAGTTTCGTTAGTTACGTTACCTGTAAAAGGTGTTAGACCTGCTGTCATTTATTACTCCGTTATCTAGTATTTATTACCGATAACGGAGTAGTAGGTTATTGTACTCTTAATAAAATCACATCTGCACTAATACGACCGTTGAGTTTTGTTTCAGTTGCTTTGATATCTTCCATAAACTTACGTAATTGTATCTTAGTAGCTTTAGCGAAGTCTTTCAACGTATCGGCAGGTTTACGGAGTGTTTTAGTGATGGATTTGTGCTCATCGAAGCCAATAATGCCGGTTCCTTTGACGTTTAGAGGTCCTTTTAAACTGTCAGCTATATACTTGCCTAGCTTGCGTGTTTTGGTGTTATAAACCCATAGTTCTTGAGCACCAATGATATCTGCGGGATTAATACTGATCAAACGCAGGACTTTATCTTCTTTAGCATACTTGAGCTTACTAACTACTTTCTCTTTGCTGACAGATTTAGGAGCACGTACTTTCTTAGTTGCTTTCTTCAGGCCACGATATTGGATAATGTCGTTTAAGATTTGATCTAGGAAAGCAAAGATGCGCTTAAAGTCTGCAGATTTATAATGACTATATCCTTCAGTTACTTGCTCGTCTGTCTTTTCAAATGCTAGTTTAAGTTCATCAAAACGAGCTTGATAAACTGCTTCGTATTTACTTAATTGAGATTGAGCGACATTATTAGCCACAAAATAATCATAAGGCTTAAAGCTATACTTGATATTTTTAATAAACTCATCGTAGTGCCCTTCTAATTCACCAATGGTGTCTGCTGTTTTTTCATTCATACGATCTTGAATAGTAGGAACGTATGCTTTAGGTGCTTCTACTACAACGTCTAATACTTCTTCTTCCGCTGGGCCACCGGCAATGCTTTTAATAATGTCAATGTCGATATATTCAAGGTGACGTTCTTGCAATGGCATGCCTTGACGGTGCGCCATAATAAGTCCGCAAGTGGTCATTGTTATTGTGCGATCTCCGGCACGTTCAAATGCACGTATTTCGTCTTTGTCAAAGTCCTTAACTTCTTTCATCCACTCCACTACATATTTCTTTAAGTCCTTTTGACTAAAGAAGTAATTATAATAGTTTAAACTCTTACGCATAAAGTGATCAAACTGTTCAAATGGCATGTCTTTTGCACGTTCGGTATCCCAGACTGGTTCCTCACCTACGTACTTTTCGTCGAGCATTAAACTATTGCGGGGTGCCGCTTTTTTAATCTTTGTTGCTTTACCATTAATTTTAATATTAGCCATTTTATTTCCAAAGTTTCAATAGGTTTACAAATTCAGGCCACTCGTTAGACTGTCGAGGAGTAAGTACAATAGCTAATTCAGCATTGTCCATACGGCTTTCAGTTACAATAACCTTACCAGTTAGCTGTTTAAGCATAGCAAACTCTGCGTCTGTTACTGCACAAGTAACTTTCTTAAATGACTTTGCCAGCCACTCTTGATAGTCAGGCATGGAATTAAATTCTAAGTGACACATTAATCCAGCATGTGCCGCGGCATTCATTGCCATACCAACAGGTGTATCCTGCTTAATACAAATATACATTTTCATTGTGTTCTCCGCATCTTCCATTCGTAAACATTACCATCGGGCAACACACCATCAACAACACTATCAACCCCGAGTTTACCTACGTTGTTTTTAACCTGGCTTGACATTACTACATGTTCAAATCCATCGTTGCGTAACGAGTGACTTACCTTTAAGGCTACAGTTAAGTCACTAAATTCTTCTGCGTCTGGCTTGCCATCTCGATCGGTCCAATATACTTTATACATTTCTTTCCCTCACCAATGGTTTATATGCAAACATATTGGCATGAGCATCATATAATGCCATGTGCGGTTTCCATCCAATACAATCTCGCTCTTTCCAAAACCAATCTAATGCATCTTGATCTAAATCGCCCCAGATATTCTTGGTTGTTAAAAAGTCAGGAAGATCTTCATCAGGCAACATCAACAATACCTTCTGCATCAAATACCAATCAGTGCTGTAGTCAAAGCAAACGGTACACTCTTGTTCATAAGGTTGCAACCATTCGTTAAGTTCCCGGGCCACTTCCCAGTGGGTTCCTTCGACTCGATTCTTATGTTGCTTTAATAATGGTAACACCGTTTCGATGACAAACCCGCTACAGGCTTCTTGTCTATAGTCTGTCAATTCAGCATAAAATTCCCGGCCATCTTGGGCTACCAGACCGATTGCAATCAAGTCGCATTCGCTTTCGGGGAAATCGGTGAATTCGGTGTCTAAAAATATTAACATAGTGCTATTATACTTTAATTACCTTATCTTGTCAATAACCCAAAAGTTATGTATTTTTCAATAGTTTCCATGCGTTCTAACAGGTCAGTTTCAATGTCTTGATATCGTGGAGTACGCCTGTTTTGCCTACGGCAAGCAATTAGTTCTATGTCTAGCTCATTCCAACGGCCGCGAGCCACACGCCACATTCTTTGTAAATCTGTACGTTGGCCAGGAGGCATCTCGATGATTTGAAAAAATGCTGTATCAATGCGGTGTTTTAGAGCAACATTTAAGTCCATAGTACTAGTATAACATTTTGGTATTTAACAGTCAAGCACGTGTATCTTAGATAAATATGATAATAAGGATACAATAATGGCCCGTTTATCGCTCTGGCAAGATGGCAAACACACAAACGATTATAAGTTTATGGATCGTAGAATTTCTGAGATGTTTACCATTGGCGGCACCGGAGTACTTCTTAACAAATACCTGGGTATAAATCCACAAGGATTATTCTTATCAACAAGTTCTAGCCAGTCTAGTGCAGACATTGTATTAAATTTTAGCAATACCAACGGTGTTAAAAATGGTATGTTTGTGTATGGCAATGGTATCCCTGCAGGTGCTGTAGTGACCCAATTGACCACTACCAGTATCACATTAAATTTACCAACTACCGCAGCAGTCCCATCAACTACACAAATTGGATTTAGCCCAGATGCTACTCAACCAGCATACACTAACCAAAGTGAAATGAATATCCAAGACTTGCTATGGACAGAGAACCGTGACCGCAAGTACGATCAGGACGTGTACAAAATGCGTGGCATTTATCAACGTGCCGATCAAGACTTTGACCTAAGTCAATTTGGTTTATTCTTACAAACTGGCACCATCTTTATGGTATTCCATTTACGCGACATGGTCGACATGATAGGTCGTAAGTTGATTGCCGGAGACGTATTAGAACTACAACACCTAAAAGATTACGACGCATTAAATAGTGATGTTCCTGCTGCATTAAAAAGATATTATGTAGTCGGCGATGCAAGTTTTGCAAGTGAAGGCTTTAGCCCAACTTGGTGGCCGCACTTGTGGCGTGTCAAACTCAATCCTCTAGTAGATAGTCAAGAGTACAAAGATATCCTTAATAATATCAAAGCCGGGCCCGATACTTCAACTCCTGTGGGAGATATTTTAAGTACGCTGAGTTTATATCAAAATATTAATAACGCAATTATTACACAGGCTGAAACTGATATCCCATTGTCTGGATATGACACCAGTTCAATGTATATCACCCCAATCGATTCTGCTGGTACTCCAGTGGGCAATCCTATCACTGTCGACAATACTGCAATTACCGCAGACGAGCTTGATGTTACTGCTGACTCTGGTGTTTCCAGTCCTGCTGCCAAGATTGAAGGCTACCTAACTGGCGATGGTAAAGCACCAAACGGTTTGGTAACCGGTGCCGGTATCAGCTTCCCTGCTAACCCAAGCGAAGGTGACTATTTCCTACGCTTAGATTACTTACCAAATCGTTTATTCAGATTTGATGGTAGCTTCTGGCGCAAGATCGAAGACGCTGTACGCACTAACATTACCCCAGGTGCTGCAAACAATGCGACTCAGCGCAATAGTTATGTAAATAACACCAATACCTTTACTGACGCATTAGGGCAAGTCCATAATGAACGTCAGAATTTAAGTCTAGCATTGACACCACGTGCAGACAATCCAGATAACGAATAGAGAATATAATGGCCGTTCAATTTGCTTACGATGCACAAATACGTAGATTCGTATTACAGTTTGTTAGACTCTGCTCAAACTTTCAAGTAGAGTTTGGGCAGGATTCGTCTGGTAATAAAACTCTACAAACAGTTCCTGTATACTATGGAGATGCTAGTCGCCAGGCGGCAATGATCTTGCGCGGCAATAGCGAAAATACATTAAATGCTGTTCCTGCCATGGCTACTTATATATACGGTCTAGTATATGACCGTGAACGTATGCTTAATCCTACCTACGAAGGTCGGGTAACTGTTAGCGAACAGGCATACAACCAATCCACACAAGCATACACTGGTACAAAAGATAATATGTATACTGTTGAACGCTTGATGCCGGCTCCGTATAAGTTGCAGGTTAAACTAGACATCTGGACTAGTAACATAGATCAGAAACACCAACTAATTGAGCAGATATTACCTTTGTTTAATCCCGGATTAGAAATTCAAAATTCTGACAATTATGTTGATTGGTCAAGTCTGAGTGTTGTATTTTTAACCGACGTTAGTTATACTAACAGAACTGTACCAATGATGGGCGATGATACTACCATCGACATTACTACCTTAACATTTGAAATGCCAATTTGGCTAAACTTGCCTGCTAAGGTTAAAAAGGCCGGTGTTGTTACGCAAATTGTTGCTAGTATATACGGCAACGATGGTGGATTAAACCCAGACATTGTAACAAATTTACAAGGGCTAATGAGTCAACAAAAATTCACACCGCTATCCTACGAAATTTTATATATGGGTAATACCTTGACACTATACCAAGGTCCAATTAGCACCGACGACGGTAACATATATGGTGAGAAAGCCAAGTGGGACGGACTAGTAAATCTATATGGTGCATTAACCAATGGTGTAAGTCAAGTTCGTTTACAGTTTACTCATTCCGATGGGCCACATGAGATTGTTGGTACTGTGGCATACGACCCAACAGATTCTGCTAGTTTATTGTTTACTCCAATTTCCGCAACACTACCGGCAAATACCGTACCTGCGGTGAATGCAATTATCGATCCAATGAATGTAACTGTTAATAGTAATATTTTAAATCCGGCGACCGGAACACGTTACTTGATTTTAAATCCAATTGGCGATGCTGATACTTTTCCCGCAGTGGCATGGCAAGGTGCTGCCGGCACCAACTTAATTGCTAGAGCAAACGATATCATTGAGTGGAATGGAGCTTACTGGACTATAGTATTTGACAGTAGAGAACCTGCTATACAATACGTAACCAACTTGAATACTAGTGTTCAGTATCAATGGACCGGTACTCAGTGGGTCAAGAGTTACGAAGGTGTTTACAAGACTGGCGAATGGAGTTTGGTGCTATAATGGCAGACAAGCATACAGAAGGTTGCGGCGCATTAGTCTACGCCAAGAACACTAATCGTTATCTTTTCTTACTACGCAACAGGCATCGACAACAGGGCTTTTGGGGTATAGTCGGTGGCAAGATTGACGCAGGTGAAACTGTTATACAAGGTCTTGTTAGAGAAATTAGAGAAGAAATTGGTGTTGACTACACCAAGAAGAAATTCATTCCTTTAGAAACATTTACCGCAGACAATCAAAAGTTTGTCTACTACACTTTCTTAGTAACAGTAGATGATGAGTTTGTTCCCACACTAAACGAGGAACATAGAGGATATTGTTGGGTTGAGTTGAAGGACCACCCAAAGCCCTTGCATCCTGGGCTCTGGCGTAGTTTTAATTTTGATATTGTTAAGAAAAAGATTAAGACCTTAGAATCAATATTAAATTAATTCTCTGTAGCAACTGATAAAATTCCAATATCAGCTTCAATAATAAAATCTCTATAATTAATCTGTCTAAAGTTTACCAATGGGGTTATTCTGGAATGTACCCAATGCGTGTCGTATTGCATTACACGCACAAATTCTACATCAGAATAGGTAGTAATAACATCACAAAGACTTACTGCAAAGAATTCGCCGTTGTCTGTATCTGCACTGGTTGGATAGCCATTTGTATCTTTATAAATATTGTTCATTGTGCTTAAATCATCATAGTGATCATACCCAATTAGAAATACTTTTTTGTGTCCATCAAAGCAGGCCATATACGCTGCAATAGCGCCGGCATCAATTTGAACGTTTTGCGGAATTAAATAAAACTTACCAGGATACTCTAATACTTTGTCTGCTGTAGAGTAAACAATGTTATCAGCTGTATAGTCAGAATTGGCAATTTCATCAACTATTACATCGCCGGTTGCTATTAAAAAGTCCGGAGTCATGTCACGATATAGTGCGTTGCAACCATAACTTTGTAATCTGTTGGCACCAAGTAATCCACCTTGGTGTTTAGCAATATACTGTAGATCAAATCCCAGTCGACTTTCGCCGTTGCCAATTGCCACTGCTTGTCCAGTGGTATATGTATTTGTAACACTATTTGGTACAAATTCTGTTTCTGGATTCCACTCACCGCTGACCAAATTAAGTTGAGTAACAATGTTTTCACCTGCATAGTTAGCGCGATAAATCTGTTTAAGTTTTTGCATTTAAAATCTTCCCACGACCACTTCTATGGTCTCTGTTGTATTAGTATTTATTGCTTCTAGTGCTTTACCCACCACACAACCAGGTAAAAACTTAGAATTATCAATAGCTTGTGCTACTCCAGGTGTAGAGCTAGTGACTAGCACTTGCCCTTTAATTACTGGGCCTTGTACACGACACGGAACACGTCCTGTTAATGCTACTGGTAAACCTTTGGCTACAGCATTCATTAAGTATGCAGGATCCGTGGATATAACCCCAGCTACTGCGGTATCATGGCTAGTTGTTGTTACTGTAATTTCTGCACTACCACCAAACACAACTACCGTGCCCGGGGCATATTCTGAATCTGGGGTATAATTTTCTGCCAAGTCGGCGTATTGTGCTGTAGTTGCTTTACCACTATACACACCAGCAGATGATATATTAACAACCGATGCCATTGTTCCAGCGGCTGTTCCAAACGCAAAATTTAAGTTTCCTCCTGAGTTTGTTGAATATATCCCAATGCCACCAGTGCCATCTGTAAACGACAGACCGCCGCCATAACTGCCACTTGCTTGTAAACCGTAATTGCTTGCCGTAGTTGGACCTGCATTTGATCCGCCAACTACCTTTGCTGCACTTGCAGTACCAGATACGGTTAGCCCAGTTAATGTGCCAACGCTAGTGATTGCTGATTGTGTAGCACCAGTTACAGTTGCAGCTGACCCAGTTGTGTTTTGATTTAAAGTCGGGATTAACGATGCACTAACCGTACCTGTTGTTAAATTACTTGCATTTAAACTTGTTAAGTATGTACCTGTGCCAACAATGTTAGCACCAATATTACCAATCGTACCTGCATATAAGTTTGTAGCATTAATTGTATTAACGTACTCTGTTGCTGTTACTGTTTCGGTATTAGTAAATGTCTGCGTGCCTGTAACTGTTAGATTACCATTTATTGCAAAATTACCAAGTACAGTTGTTGTTACGCCAGTGGTTCCTAAACTTGTTAATCCAGCAAGTGTTGTTACGCTTGGTTGCGATGCCGTTGTTACAGTACCAGCAGTTGCGGCACTACCTGTTGTATTTTGATTAAAGGTTGGCCATGTAAATGTGCCTGTACTAAAATTGCCCGAAGAAGGAGTTCCTAATGCTGGTGTTGTTAATGTCGGGCTAGTTAGCGTTACGCCAGCGACAGTTGCGGCTGTTGCACCTAATGCTACTGCTGTTGACCCAATTGTTACACTACTGTTTGTTAACGCAGAATTTGGAATACTTGTTAGGCCTGTTCCGGCACCAGTAAATGATGTTGCTGTTAATACCCCGGTACTAACCGCCGATGTTGTTGTGATTGTACTATTACCAGACCAATAATATAAAGGTACAGCGCCAAATGTACCATTATTGTTATACTGTATTTGTCCTATGGTTCCGGATGCAGAGCCGCCTCCGCCTGTACTAATCGGGTATCCGTTACCGGTCCAGAATAGTCCTGTGGTAGTGTAAATACCGCCGCCAAGAGTCACATTGGAGTTGACTATTAGATTACCAAATACTTGTGTGCCGGACTGTAGTTTTGCCATAGTTTAGTATTTATCGTTATAGACCGTTGGTTGGTAGGCCGTATCTAGTGGCAAAATAATTGTAGTTGTTTAATTGTTCTGCGGCGGTTAATTGTCTATTGTATAAGGCAACTGCGGCAATGTTACCACGAAAATCGCGAAGATCTCCGCTGTAACCTTCTGTGCCCAAATAGTAAGCAAAGTTGCCGGCAAATGCTCCATTTGTTGTATTGGTTCTTGCACCACCTAAAACGTTCCACCCAGATGCCAAGTTAGCATTAGTAGTGGTTGCTACACCGTTGATATAGTAAGTAGTTGTGCTGTTGGCCCAGCCATCATTGTTGTCTGGGTTTATTGTTTGCCAAGGTCCAGTTCCATTGGCATTTTGAAGACGCAGGCTCTTGTCACTACTGGTAGCATCCGTACTAGAGGCTATTAATCCAACTAGTCCGCTTGATGTAGATAGAGTAAAGTCAGGTTGAAATACTATGGTACAATCAAGATAATTTTGTGTCACTGTTGTACTGATAAAGTTACCAGAGCCTGCGGTAGGGAAACGCCAGTAACTGGATTCACTGTAGGGACCGGCACTGGTCCAAGTTACAGTACCATTCATTGTGGCATTATTGTTAGCTGTTAAATCAAATACAGGAACACTATTGCCTGTGGTTACGCCGTTACCATTAAAACTGCTTAATTTACCAGCGTCTATGTAAGCTATTAATCCATTGGTTACTAGCATGCCAGT